CTATCTATATCATCTTTAAATTCTCTAGCTCTACTATTAGCTTCTGCTTTTAATTCAGCAGTAACAGAGGCCATTAGTGGATCTATTCTCGCTGCTCTAGCTGCTGAAGGTATATGTTCTGTTCCTTTAAGTGCTCCTGATGCAAGTTTCTGTATGTATAAACCTCTCTTAGTTTCATCCAAAGAAGCTATATGCTGTAAATCTTTAACACCTATATCTCTTAAAGTAATTGCAGCATCTCTACCTGCGTCATAAGCAACCGCATCCCAGTAGTAAAAAGCGTTTGTATTATCGTTTAAAGCTGTTTCTCTAGCTAATTCAATTTCACCTTTCTTTTCTAAAAGCCTAACTACATCAGCAGTTTTCTCTGCATTTTTAGTAGCAGCATCAACAGAATCCAACCAAGAATCTGCCTGTCTTACTGAATCTGCTATCTTTTGAGATTCTCCTCTCCAATGTTGAAGAAGCATCTCTTGAGATTTAGTCCAACCACCAGTTTGAGGATCTATAAACGCTTCTATTGAATCAACAGCAGATTGTAATCTGTTATCTGGTTGAAAGGAAGACTTATCATATAACTGCCCACCAGTTTGATATCGCTCTTTATTTGGTTGAGCTGGTGCTCCAGGTAATTCAGGCTTTTCAGCTTGAGGTGCTAAGTCCTCAAATTGAGACCTCTTAGGAGTTATTTGAAACTGGTTTCTACCACCGCTACTTGTCATTTAGATTCGCCTAGTGAAACTGGAGTACGTTTTGGAGCATCACCCTTCGGGTAAGAAGGCTGTGCATCAATGTATTTTTGATAGGATTTTAGACCCTGTTGAGCAATCTTAATTCCTAAACCTCCAGTTGATGTAGCTGGAGTAGGTGCAACACCTTCAACAGGTAGAGGCATCATAGGTTTCACAGTGTCTGCAAGAGGTGTTGGTGTATAGAACTGAACAGCGTTAACTGTGTTCTCTCTAGCTGTGTCTGCAGCTACCTTTTGATTCTCCTTATCTTGTATCCTAAACCTACGAGTAATATTGCGGTTACTGAGGTTAGCTAACCACTGTTGCTCAAACTGATTACCTAAAGCTTTGACTGTTCTACCAGCCTGTCCAGAAGCTACCTTCTTAACTGCTTGAGATATAAACTCAGTTCTAATGGTGTCTAACTGAACGATATCTCTAGCTTCTTCTTCATAAAACCTACCTTCAATATTAGCCATCATCCTTTCAAAGTTTTTAGTAGCTGCAATAGTTACTTCCCCCTTATACCCAGCTTGAAGCTCCTTACGTTTCTGTTCATACTGTCTACGCTGTTCTACCCAATCTGTATCTCTATACCAGTTCCGTAGATCTACTGCAAAATTACGGTAGTTCTCTTTCTCCTTATTAAGCTTTGCTCTGTAGTACTGTTGTTCTGCTACAGCGTTTTGACGTTGAGTTTCGTACTTATTAGTTTGGTGTTGGAAATACATACCAGCAACCGCAAACCCAGCATCAAGACCTGCCATCATGCCAGGAGACATGAACTTGTTCTGGCTCGATATGTTAGGAGCGCTCTGTATTGCGTTATTGACGGTACTCGTACTAACTGTTTTACCAGCCATATTTTGAGAACTAGGACTGATTCTTGCCATTAACCGTACTTCCTCGCTACGTCAAAGTACAAGCCAGTCCATTCTAAAGCGACGAACTTAGCTTGATCAATGCTGTCGTTTACTACTTCTACTCTAACTTGGTCGTTCTTACTTTGGATATAAGCTCTGAACTTACTTTCATCAAAGTCAGATGCTTGGCTTAACACGATGTTCGCATTAAGAGGGTCTCTTCTATCGAACTCGTAAGTTTTCTTATCTCTGAAATCAGGAGTCACGTCGATGGTGAAGTATCGTGCATCATTGTAGTAAACATCCACATATCGTAGCTGAAGGCGGCCAGTACGATTGCCAATAAAAGTGTTGTCTGTCGCAGTTTTGCTATAGGGCATGAGCTGAGGCGGAATAAACTTGAATGTAACTTTCTCCCCAAAGACCCAAGAAACGTTCGCACCACTAAAATCTCCCAAGCTATCGCAAACAAAAGAGTTAACCCCAGCCGGAATAGAAGCAGCCACGATCCAACGCTTCGCAGACTCTGTTGCATCTGTTGTATCCTTTTTGAGAATGACAAACTGACTATCGTTAACGGTGTAGTAAGGGAGACTTACTGTTGTTTTATTAGTAAGACCGCTATAGGTAAATGTTGGGGCTCCTAAATCTGTAGTAATAGAACTAGATAATTGTCTATCTAGTAAAAACAGATCCTTCTCATCTTGAGGAGGTCTAGAAGCGTTTATACCTTCCAGGTAATACTTAACAACACTATTCTCCGTATACTTAACCAGTGTAAATAAAGTACCCTCAACAAAGTCACACCAATAGATGTCTTTGTTAGGGAATGTCCACTTAGACCAAGCGTTCTGTCTGTTAGTTAGTGAGCCACCAGTAGCTTCCCAGAAGAATTGATATATATATAAAGCATCTGGATCATCACCACTAAGGGCTACTAAATATTGATCAGTTCTACTTACAGCTAAAGAATCTATGTTCTTAGGGATGTACTTAGGTATTGTCTCTGTAATAACAGCAGTTTGACCTAGGTTTATTCCTACTGTTCTGTCTGTAGTAATGAAAGTATGCATCCCAGTGAAGTCACCCTCTCTAACTGGGAAAATTACTTGAGGTCCTACCTGCTGTGGTTTAACCTTTGCTTCCATAGTGATGGAACTAATCCTACCTACAGAGGCAGTCTCAGGACTAAACGTTACGTTGTCACCTGAGTAGAGTCTGAACTGGTTCTCATTAGAGAAGAGTACTAATTCATCCTGCTGCTGTAAAGCATAGTTAAGTACAGCGACGTCGTTACTAACAGCTGTTAAATCTATAGGATCGTTGTCTATAACCTGTAGAGCTGATTGCTGCCAGAAGTTGTAGTAAGACCCAGCTTCACTGAGTATTACGTTTTCTCCGCTAATGAACCCTAAACGGTTCTTAAAGAACACAACATCATTAATAGTAAACCCAACAAAAGAAGGACCCTCCTGTTCACTCTCATCACCTGCTAATCTTTCAACCCAGCCAGGTAACGCAATAGTTATAGTACCGTCTGTATAATTACTACCACTAAAGGGTTGAAATGTGAACCTTACAAGACCATCAGCATTTCTGTAATAAACAAAAGCGTGAGGCATTGTATTGTCATCTAGCTTTCCTCTAGCACCCCAACCGCTAGATTCTTCCCAAGTACCTCTACCATAAGTACCAGCAACTGTAGTATTTTCAGCGTTGAATTTTAAATAGTAAGAACTCTTATCTGCTGTACCATCTGGAGCTACAAGTACTGTGTAGCCTTCCCAAGATGTGGTAGGAAGATCAACTATAGAGGTAACCTGATTAGAAAAACCAGACATTAAACTATTACCTCTAGCGTCAGAGGCTACAAAGCTTTTGATGTATCTAGAAGCGCTGGCACAGCCTATTAATATCTGAGAATCCTTTACTTCAAATGTAAGTTTGTTGTTAATATCACAATCATCTAAGCCGTGCTTAAGGGTAAGAGTTACAGCTCCACTAGCTGTTGCGTTTACATTAGACCCAGCTTCATTAACAAGAGTGAAAGTACCCGCTGAAGTGTCAACGCTTCCATCTTTAACAAAAGTATTGGATGGTATACCTGTACCAGTAATGAGTTCTCCACCGTGAACTTTCCAAATATCTCCTGTAGCTGCAGTAGTACTAACGCTTGTAATCGTAGGGTTGCCACTGGTTGTAGTTCCTGTAATAGTGTTTGTATACGTAACTAGTCTTTCTGCAATAGTGGCAGAACTAACAACGTTTGCGTTACCACTAGTGTCAGTAAGAGTTGGTGTCATATAATGACCGTTTATCTTATCTCCGTCGTCTAGCTCAATATCAACTGAATACTCTGTATTGTAGTCAACGAGCTTAACCCAAACTTGAGCCTTTATAGGTTGGTAAGCACTACTTATAGATCCGATATTATATCTCGTTAAAGTTTCTGAGCTGTCATAAGCAGTTTTCTTTTGTGTATTTGTTATAAATACATAATCTTGGAATGAGGTTGCTCTAAACCTATCCCTAGCTCTACCTGACCCACGTAGGTATTCAAGATTTGTATTAGTTATATTTGCAAATGTCTGTTCAACAGGAACCACACTGGGGAGTGTGCCACTTATAGGCTCTACATTGGATACCCCTGCAGTAAATGTATAGTTAGATTCAATGGTGGCAGTAATACCTGAGGCAGTTGCAGTTGAGTTCTTATCAACAGTAATAGTACTAGCTCCTATCTCTACGATTTTTGCTCCAGCTCCTATACCTGTTCCTGTGACTATTGATCCTACAAATAGATCAGTCATCCCTCCTGAAGTTACAGTAAGTACCGCAGAGTTATTGACAGTATTAACAGTTTTAGTAATAGTCCTGCTGTCATCAGCGACAATAAGTATGAACCTTTCATCACTACTCCTGTTGTAAACGTATACCCAAGCTTCATCCCACTTGATTGTTCCTACTAAAGTATTACCTCCTGCATTCTTAGTAAGAGTATCAATCCTTTTTACGGGAACTGATCCAAGCCTCTTCTTAAGACCTTCTACAAGATCACAGTTACCATTTTCAAGTGTCTTAGCAAAACCTGGTAAGACAAAGCTATCTGCCTGTTGGTTCACTCCTTTATTCAGTGGACCAATTATCTGACTAAAAAGTTCTTTTGACATTAGCGGTTGAGAATATCAGGACCAAAGGTAGTTCTTACACGACCATCATATAAATCATCAGGACCACTAATGAAGTTACAGTTCTGTGCCATATCCTCTGTACGTTTTAATATCTGACGAGCATTCTCTTCATCTTCTTGAGTATAGGCTTCTATGCTGGTTGATGTTATAGCTCTGTTAGCAAAGATTCTTCCAGCTCGTATCATGATATAACGTTTACCTGTTTCTGGTACCTCATCCCAAACTAATTCTTCTATAAGTTCAGCAACTAAATCTGTAGTACTACCAGTTAAAGCCACACCAAGACTTCCTCTTAAATCATAGGAGTTCTTGACACGATCAAATAACTTTATACCTCTTAATACAAAACGTTGGGTTGGGTATGAAACTGGGTTAAATCTTACAGCAAGGGTATTACTAGGAAGAGAGCTATGTCCATTCGTATCTAAGGGTATTGAATCATACATCATAGTATTCCAAGACCACCCTTCTCCTTGTATCTCTTTACTTATCTCATCAATAACACTGTCTGCAAGACTTGTATCACCTGTTAAAGGAGGAACCAATGAGTTAACTGGTGCTTCTCCAATAATGGATAGAAGAGTATTTACTGCTTGTAGTTTTGTAGTTGCCATATTTAAACAAAAAGGGGAAACTTACGCCTCCCCTTATTGTATTCGTAATTAAGGAATTAATTACCAGCGGTTTGTGCCATCATGCTTGATGCTTACACAGCAGTCGGGACGGAGTATACCGTGACCAACAGCATAAGAAGCAACCATCATGGTGCTCTGAGTCATCGCTTTGTACTCAGAACCAGTCATCTGCATATTCAGATCCTTAAGAGCTACTGTACCCACTGCTTCTTTAGTGAAGCAAAGAGCGAACAAGTTAGCAATACTTGAAGTATTACCTTGCTCATCCTGCCAGTAGTCGTTAGTACCTGCAGCAGCCGTACCGTCGGAACCGTCGTTACCATTGATGTAGTTAGGACGCTCACCACGAGTTGTAGCAGCTTGGTTAGCTTGACCGATGTAGCCCTGACGAGCTGAGTTGTAAGCGTTGTCACCAAGGTGATTAGATACCCTGAT